CGTAATTATCCTGCGCTTGAAAAGCTATGGCGTGATGGCCAGCCGCTACGCAATGCTCCTTTACCACAAGCCAAAGAGTTTGACCGTTTCCGCGAAGTCTAGGCGATTCAAAGCAATGTAGCGCTGGCTTATCCAGCGTTTATGTGCACACCAAAGACACCGGACGTTCCTACCGTCCCTGAGCGGCAAGCAGTCAAACTGCCTGACCAAGGCGCGCCTATCACAAAGGATGCGTCCTTTCGACGTCGCGCAATCATGGCTGGTATCATGACCAGCCCGCAAGGTGTCCTCGGCAATCCTACTGTTAGCAAGCCAACACTCGGCTAATGGACAGCATCCGCCGCAAATGTGAGATGCGCCTGACCGGCATGAAGTCGATCCGCACCGATTATGAGACGGAGTGGAAAGACATCGCGCGCTTTGCGCAGCCTGCACGTTCACGCTTCCTGTCGAACGATGCCAACAAAGGGGCAAAGCGTCGCCAGTCCAACCGCAAGTTGATGGACAGTCACGGCATTGAGGCTTTTCGTACTCTCACAAACGGCATGACCTCTGGCCTGTCATCTGCTTCGCGTCCATGGTTCTCGCTGACTGTCGAGGATGAAGACTTGGCAGAGAGTGGCGCGGTAAAAGCATGGCTCTCCGATGTTGAGCGCCGCATGTACTGGTTCCTTGCAAAGACAAACTTCTACGGTGCTGTGAAGACCGGCTATGCTGAAATGGGCCTGTTCGGCACTGAGGCTACCGTCATGATGGAGCATAGGGAGCATGGCGCTGTCTGCCACCCTCTGACCGCTGGCGAGTATTGGATTGGCCTGTCTGACGCGCAAGTCCCTGACAGTCTGTATCGTACATGCCCTATGTCGGTACGCCAAGCGATGCAGTCCTTTGGCGACAAGGTGAGCAAGCGGGTGCGCCAGTGCTACGATAAATCCAACTATGATGAAATGGTGGACGTCTATCAGGCAATCGAAGCTAATGATGACCATATCCCCGGCAAGCTAGGCTCAAAGCCTTGGCGGTCGATCTACTGGGACAATGAAGACGGCCCTGAAACCGTGCTGCGTGAGGCTGGCTTTGACGAACAGCCGTTCTGGGCACCTCGCTGGGATGTAACAGGCGGTGACGTCTATGGATATTCCCCCGGCATGGAGGCATTGCCTGCGCTCCGTGAACTTCAGTTGCAGGTCAAGCGCCGCAATGAAGCTATTGACCTGATGGTGCACCCTGAAAAGATTGTGCCTGTAGGTATGAGACTGACCGGCCAGCCTCGGTCTGTTGTCACGGCGTCTAATGTCGACAAGGATAGTGTGCTTATCCCGTACCAGATGCCCTATCAGGCGGTTGCGGCAATCGGCGAAGAGGTTGTGAAGTGCAAGGAACAGATTAACTCGCTGTCCTATGCTGACCTGTTCAACGCAATTACCAATATGCAGGGTATCCAGCCCCGCAATATCGAAGAGATAGCATCGCGTAACGAAGAGAAGTTGACGCAGCTTGGCCCTGTTATTGAGCGGGTGTCGAACGAGAAGCTGGAAGTCGCCATTGACCGTACCTTCGGCATTATGCTGCGCGGTCAAATGCTAGCCGAACCTCCTGAAGAGTTGTCCGGCGTTGCGCTGAAGGTCGAGTTTGTTTCGATCCTCACGCAGATGCAGCGCATGGTCGGCATTGGCCAGATTGAGCGTACCACTTCGTTCATCGGCAACCTTGCTGGCGCTATCCCCGATGTGCTGGACAAGTTGAACAGCGATGAAATGATAGACGAGTATGCCTATCGCGCTGGTGCACCTGCCAAGATTATTCGCGGCGCTGATGAAGTCGCCAAGATACGTGCAGACCGTGCGCAGCAAATGCAACAGCAACAGACAATGGCGTCCATGCCAGCGGTCAAGCAAGGCGCTGATGCTGCACGGCTACTGTCCGAGACGGATGTAGGCGGCGAGCCTCTGATTGATACGCTGCTAGGTGCATGAGGGAAGACGCTACCTTTCTTCTGAACCGGCCTGAGTTTCGCAGATGGCTCTTTACAGCGATTCAAACCGCAGGGATATTCGACGCTGCCAATGGACATGATGGGCGCGACCTCAACTGGATTGAGGGGCGTCGTAGTCTGGGGTTTGAATTACTGCGTATGGCCGATGAAGGTCAACCTGAGCAACTGCGCACACCTAATGCGCTTGCCACTCTAAACGCAGTCATCCTCGAAAACATCAATTCACCCAAGAAGGAGAAGTCCAATGGCGGACGATACACAGAACTCAACGACTGAAACACCTGAAGCGGCTCCTGCCGTTGTAGATGCTGCACCTGAAACAACCGCGCTGGGATCGCCTGTCGACGCACCTGCGGACACGCCTCCTGCTGATGCACCTGCCGCCGATGCGCCTGTCGTAACCAAAGCACCTGAGAAATACGAACTAGCCATTGAAGGCATGGACCTCGATGCGGAAACGCTGGCAGAGGCTGAGCCTGTTTTCCGCGAACTCGATCTGTCGAACGAAGACGCTGGCAAGTTTCTGCCTATCGCTGCGAAGTTTGCGCAGAAGATTAGCGATAATGTTGTGGGTGAATTGCTTTCGCAGGCACAAACGCAACGCAAGAACTGGCTGGACGAAGCCAAGGCGGATGAAACAATTGGCGGCGCTAAGTGGGACGAGACGCTCCACATCGCTGCAAAAGGGCTTGATGCTGTCGGATTTACAAGCGGTCATCCGTTCCGGCAGGCATTGGAGGAAACTGGCTTCGGCAACAATGTCCACATGATTTCGATGGCTCGGAAACTTGGGGAACTTCTCGGCGAAGACAGTGGATTTGTGAAGGGGGACGCTGCTTCAAAAGTCGAGAACGTAGCTGCTCAAATGTATCCTAATGATGTGAAAGGAAGTTAATTATGCCTGCTTTAGGTAACTCCTACTTGCAGCTTATCGACCTGATGAAGCGTAGCGGGACCGATGGTTCTGTCGAAGCTAATGTGGTTGAGGCGCTGCACACTTTGAACCCTGTCATGAAGGACGCCAATGTCCTGACATGTAACCAGGGCACAAAGCATATGTCGGTAATTCGTACCGGCCTGCCTTCGGTTTCGTGGGGCCAGTTGTACAAGGGGATTGCGCAGAGCAAGTCCACCACGCAACAGGTCGAAGACACGACCGGCTTTCTGGAAGGTCTGTCGACTGTCGACACTCGCCTGCTGGACATTTCCAAAGACCCTGCTGCTGTCCGCATGTCGGAAGCGCAGCCGTTTCTGGAATCCATGACGCAGGAATTTGAAGATGCATTCTTCTATTCCGATGTTGGCACTGCGCCTACGAAGTTTCATGGTCTTGCACCTCGGTACAATACCCTTGCCAGCCCGAACGTGGTTGCTGGTGGCGGTGCCGGTTCGGACAACACTTCGATTTGGTTCGTTACCTATGGTGACCATGCTACTTCACTTATTGTCCCTGAAGGCATTACCGCTGGTATTGTCCGCGAAGACAAGGGTGAGCAGCGCGTTCTCGATGGTAGCAGCAATGCCTACTACGTGAAGGAAGAACTGTTCCGCCAGCATGTCGGTGTTTGTGTGAAGGACTGGCGCTTCAATGCGCGCGTCTGCAACATCGACGTATCGAACGTGATCGCCGGTTCGGTTCAGCTTAACCCGCTGATGCGCAAAGCGTACTACACCATGCAGGGTCGTCGTAACTACGGCATTGACAATGGCGGCTCGATGGTCGGTGCAACCCGCACTGTCATCTACATGAACCGGACTCTCTTGGAAGCACTGGATGCTGAAAGCACGAATAAGACTTCGGCTGACAACTTCATCCGCCTGCGTCCGATGGAAATTCAGGGTGAAGAAGTTATGACGTGGCGTGGTATTCCAATCCGCGACACCGATAACCTTCTCAACACCGAAACCCTGGTCGCATAAGGAAGGAATGATCCAATGATTTTTGATGCAACTCTGTTGTTCTCTGATGCACAGGCTATCACGGCTGACGCAGCTTCGACCAACTATATCGACCTCGGCGCTACCGGCACCCCTTATGGTGGTGTTGCTCTGGCCCGTGATATTGGACCAGGTTGCCCTGTTCCTATCTCTGTAACTGTGGGTGCTGCGTTCAATACGCTGACCTCGATGGACATCAATCTGGAAGTTGATGATAACACCTCGTTCTCGTCCGCTAAGGAAGTCGCTACGGTGAACTATCCTCTGGCGCGCTTGACCGCCGGTGCAATTCTGGACTTCCCGAATTACGTTCCGCAGGGCACGAATGAGCGTTACTTCCGTCTTCGCTATGATGTGATCGGGACCAACCCGACAACCGGCAATATCACTGCCGGTATCGTAGCAGCCAAGCAAACCAACACCCGCAAGGTGTACAGTGCTTAAGACGTACAAGGCTCTCGCTGAAGGCTATGTGGACAATACCCGCGTTCATGTGGGTGACTTGTTCACTACATCCGCTCCGAAGGGATCGTGGATGGAAGAAGTCAAGGAAGACAAGCCAGCCCCTAAAAAGGCTGACAAGTCGACCGACGACTAAGGGGGAGGGCGGGGCTTAACGGTCCCGCCCATTCTTATGTTTCAGGAAACGTCTCTCAACTTCTCCGGCCTACCGCAAAGACGTGGGCAATCTACTGGTTCCGAGTTTGCCGGAAGTGGAGCAAGCCTTTCGACTGTCGAGGGGCGGCTCGCTGTTGTTGAAAATGACGTTGCTGATTTGGAAGCATCTAAAACTTCCCGCGCAAAACTGAGGTTCGTTTCATGACAGATGTTTGGGGCGCATTGGCACAATCACTTCCTGCTGCTTCGACGCTAACTACTGCGTACACTGTCCCAACGGCAAAGCACGCAACTGTCGAGGTCATAATCTGCAATAGGTCTGGGCCTGCAAACATCCGCCTTTCTCATGCAATAGCAGGGGCCTCTGATACAGGGGCGCAATATCTTCTGTATGATTTTGCGCTCGGCGCTGGTGAGACAAAAGCAACGGCGCGATTCACTGTGCGCGCGACTGATGTTCTAAGAGTTTATTCGGACACCGGAACCGTTTCGTTCAACGTAAACGGCATCGAGGAATCAGACTAATGGCCAATGCTATCTACCCTCTCTATAAGCAGGCGCTGCTTGGCGGCCTGACCAACATCGACATCGATGGCGGTACGGTGAAGGCAGCCTTGGTCGATACAGGGACTTACACCTATTCAACCGCGCATGACTTTCTGAACGACGTCTCAGGTGTGGTAGGCACTGCCCAGACTATCGCAAATACCACTGTGACCAATGGCCTGTTTGATGGGGACAATGTAACTTACACGGCGGTGTCTGGTGCAACGGCTGAAGCCATTATCATCTACATCGATACTGGCAGCTCTGCGACGTCTCGGCTCGTGGCCTATCTCGATACGGGCGTTACCGGCCTTCCCGTCACGCCCAACGGCGGCGACATCAATATCACCTGGAACGCATCGGGAATTTTCCAGCTATAGGAGATAACCTATGGCGATTGCTTCGGTCGGTACGATCGGCAACGGTGTAAGCTCTACAAGCAGTAGCAGTTTTACTTTAACGACCACAACCAATGCGCTGTCCACAAGCGGCGATTTGGCTATTCTTTCGGTTGCCACTGACAATATCACAACTACCGACGGCGCAACCAATGACCACACATCGGTTACGGGAGGCACCGGAACGTGGACTAAGCTTGGCGAATATACCAATGGCGAAGGGGCTGCGGCTGCTGGAGTAACTACAAGTCTTTGGCTGTTTCAATCTACCGGAACCAACGCCATTGGCACAGTCTTTACGATCAACCTATCGGGTGCGGTCGTTGATAAGGCGAGCACTGGCTTCAAATACACCGTCGGTGCGGGTAATAGCCTACAGCCCAGTGCGACCGAGGTTGGCATCGCAACCGATGCAAGCAATGGCTATGGCAGCGCTTCATTTAGCGGCCTGTCCAGTCTCTCACGCCTCTATGTTCGGGCGCTGGGTAAAGAAGCCAACACAACAACCAACATCACCGCTAGCACAAGTTTTACTCGTTTTGGCGCTCAGGTTCGGAGCCGTAACAATGCTGCGGCGATTGCCTGCACCGGCGAATTTCGCATCAACACTTCGACGGGGGAAACGAGCAATCCAACCTTGGCAGTGTCGGGCGATACGGCTGCGGTGTTTGCCGCACTGGAGGAATATACACCTTCAGGTGCGCAGACCCTAACGCCAAGCCTCTTCACCAATACCAACACATTCTATGGGCCCACTGTCAGTGCAGGCAGTGTCGATCTGGCCCCGTCGCTGTTCACCAACACAAACACGTTCTTTGCGGCGACCATAAGCCAGGGAACAACTCTCAGCCCAAGCCTCTATACCAATACGCAGACGTTCTACGCTCCTGCCATCACTGTGGGTGGAGTATCTCTGGCACCCGGCCTGTTTACGAACACGAATAGCTTCTTTGCTCCAGCCGTATCTAGGGGTGCGGTAACACTTACTCCAGCACTGTTCACAAACGGCCAGACATTCTTCGCGCCTGCATTATCGTTCACGCTGAAGCCTTCACTATATACAAACAGCCAGACTTTCTATGCGCCGACGGTCAGTCAGGCTGGGCAAACCTTAGCGCCAAGCTTGTTCACGAATAGCCAGACTTTCTACAGTCCGACGGTGAGCGTGGGGGCGGCGACTGTTTTGCCGTCTCGGTTCACGAACACGAATACCTTCTTCAGCCACCAGATCTCCGGAGGGGTGATTGCACCTAGCGTTGAGCAAGGTTTCATCCGGAACTTTGCCGCGAATTTTACGGCCTGAGCGCGATTCAAGCGGGATTGTATTTTGCCTATCAACGGCTGACTGAAGGGATTGAAGATGGCGACTAGCTACACGAATGTAACTCTTACTACGGAATGGGTTGATCTGACTGTCGCCAATGCGGCCTTGGCCAATGTCCCAGTTGTTGTCCAGAATAGGTCCATTGCGCAGGCTGTTTTCATATTCTTCGGCGGCGCTTCTGCTCCTGCCACGAATGACGGCGCATTGCTAGAGCATGGAGATAGTGTCGACGGCACAAGCGACCATATCTGGGCGCGGTCGCAAGGCACTGCTCAACTCTATACCGCACTGAAAGATTAATGCGCCTGACTGCTGCCCATTACGGCAGTTCAAGCCTGACCCATATAGGGGATAATGGCTTGCGTTTGCAGCATGTCCCTTCTGGCGGCCCGCTTAACCTCGTTGTGCCTGCTATTCCGGGAACGCTTACAAACGGGTCAACGCTCACTTCTACCAAC